TGGGCTGGACCGAGGCGATCTGCGTCGCGACCAGGCGGACCGCTGCACGGCGGATCACCGGGAGGACGAACTTCATGAAGGGGCCGACGCTCAGGGCGCGGGTCTCCTCCGACAGGCGGCGCAGGTGACCGGCCTGGTTCTCCAGCATGAAGGCAGCGATCGAGCGGACGTAGTCCGCCTGACCCTTCGGAGCGAACTTGTCGAGTTCGCCCTCGATCCCCTCAAGGAGGGGCTCCCACTTCTGGACGTACTTGCGGACGAGGCTGTGATCCGAGAGAGCGCATCCCTCGGCAGACTCCGTCATCATCGAACGGGCAGTGAACACGAGAGTCCTCCCTTAGACCTTACGCGAGTTCTTCTTGCCGACGCCAGCCAGGTGCCGCAGCTCCTCCATGCCGACGCCGAGACCATTGAGAGACGGTGAGCGGCTCTCCGTGAGCTGCTCAGACCGACGCGACTCCGTCTCGGTCGGGAACTCGCGTCCCTTTCCGATTGAACGACGAACCCGCTCACTAACACCACCGACCTCTTCACCACGGATGTCCCACTGCTCAGCGAGCGTCTCGACCTGTTCGATCGAGTTCAGCTTGCCGGACTCGACCATGGACATGATGTCCAGGCGGCGCGGGTGTCCGAGTGTGCGACGGTCTGCGTATGAACTCATCTCCGCCATGTTCGCCTTAGCAGACGCCTCTTGCAAGGCTCGCTCCAGGCGGGAGATCCGATCGGTGGAATCAGCGATGACTTGGTCGCGCTCCTTGATGCTCGTCTCGAACCGTCCGACGACGGACTCGATCTGCTGCGCAGCCTTCTCACGAACCTGTTCGACCGTATCCTTGGCGATCGACGCCTGCTTCTTGGCGACGTCGACCTTGTGGTTGGCGACCACGAGCGCAGAGTTCGTCTGCTCCTGCGCCGAGACCACAGCCTTGTCGGAGGACTCGATCGCGACCTTGACGGACGCCTGAAGATCTTCGATCGACTTGTAGGAGGTCGGATCACCGACCATCTCTCGGACGGTATCAGCGTCCGTACGACCAGAGAGCGCGCGCTCGACGTAGAGCGACAGACCGTAGCCCTTCGCCTTGGTGATCGCGGCCTGCTTGACTTCTTCGGCCTTGACGAGCCGTGCAGTCAGCTCCGCCTCGGATGCCTGATGCTGCTCATCCAGGAGATGGAGCTGCTGCTTGAGTGACTCCACCTCTTCGATCTGAAGGGAGACTCGACGCTCGTCGACGACGATCTGCTCGCGTCCGGGACCGCCGAACGGCTTGAGCATCTCCGAGATCGACTCCAGCGTGCGCTTGGCGCCGGCCACATGCGGGTCGGCGAGCAGCTCGGAACGGACTACTTCCTCCACCTGGCCACGCTGGCGCTGAAGCGCGCGCACGAGCCGGACGGAGAAGTCGTTCTGCATCTCCTTACGGAGCTGGTGGCGAAGCTCGCCACCGATATTCTCACGGAGGCGCTGCTCCAGCTCGGCGACCTCGCGGCCGTTCTCCTCATTGAGGACCGACTGAGCCTGGAGGCGCGCCCGCTCCTCGATGAGCGTGACCAGGGCGGGGAACTGATTACGCAGCGCACCCTCCGTGATCTTGTTCACTTCGACGCCTTCGGCGACCAGCTTGGGGTATGCATCACCACATGCCGGGTCCGAGACGAAGTCGTAGCCGTAGAGACGGAAGTCCTCGCCGACGAGCTGATAGCCCTCCGGCGCGGCGCGGGTCGAGCCGATTCCCCTGGAGGACATGCCAGGGCAGCCACCAGCTCGAATCACTCCCGCGAGGTCAGACCCGGCGGCCGTGCCCTCGATCACTTCGTAGCGACCGATGACACGACCGTCGGACTCGATCCGGAGGCCGACGCAGATCGCGCCGGCGTCCCGGATCTTCGACTTGCCATCAGGCGGGTGATCGACCGACGCGAAGAGGGAGCGGGAGTTGATCCGCTCCTGCAAACGCGTGATCTCTCGCTGCATGATGGGCCGGGGGTAGTAGCGCCCGTTCGCCGTGGCATAGTCGACTTGGCCGACCTTGCCTTCGACGACGAGCTTGCTGTTCGTATCCTTGCCCTCCAGGATGGTCAACTTGACCGGGCCGAGTGACTCGACCAGGACTTGTCTCGAATCCTGCGTGATCTGGGCGGACATGTGCAGCTCCTCCGGGGTGCGATTCTAAGTCAGTTACAGGCTGCGCGCTAGGCGGCAGCCACCGACTTCATCGCGTCGATGCCGCGCTCGACATCGGACTTCATGCGGCTCAGGTCTTCCTGGGCCACGTCGTCGTCGATGCTGGCGCCGGCCAGAGCCGCGAGATGGTTCTCGCAGTCCTCGGCGATCGACTCGAAGAACGCGCCGATCTTGACGCGCTCGTCCTCGCCGTCCAGCTCCAGCTCCTCGTCCTCTTCGACGCCGGCCTCGGTCTTGATGACGTCGAAGATCTTGCCGCAGATCGCGGCGGCCGAGTCACGGAGCGACTCGAAGCCCTCGATCAGCGCAGCGTGACGATCGACGGCAGCGGACTCGGCGGACTCGCCGGTGAGCCCCTCTTCGAGGTTCTTGAGGTCGCTGACCAGGCTGCTGAGGCCCTTGTTCGACGACTCGGACATGAGTCGGCGCGCGCGCCCGATCGACGGCGTCACCGACTCGTAGCGGACGCTCTCGTCCTTCGACTCGTCCTCGTCCTCGTCCTCGTCCTCGTCCTTGTCCTTCTTGGACTTCTTCATGAACTTGGCGAACGGGTTGCCCTTCTTGGGCTTGTCGTCCTCGTCGTCGCCGTCGTCGCCGTTCTCCATGACGGCCTGGAGCTGGCTCGTCACGTCCTCCAGCGTGGCGTCGTAGGCGTCGGCGAGCACCGCGTAGGCGTCGATGACGGCCTTGTACTCGTCCTCACCGAGCTGCTCGGTGTTCGAGTAGTAGGACTCGATCACGGCCATCGCCCGACCCACCAGCTCCTCACGAGCGGCCTCGGCCTCGGCGATCGCGTCCTGCGTCTCGTCGGCCTCGACCTGCTGCGCCTTGGCGGCGAGGAAGGCGGGGAGACGGGGGGCGTTCTCCTGGACGGACTCGCCGTCCTGGGTCTCGTCCTCGGCCTTGGCGACGCCCTGCTTGGTCGTGTCCGGACGGACCGGAACGTTGGCGCGCCAGCCGGCGGCCTTGTCGCCCACGTTGACCGTGTAGCCGGTCTCCTTGGGCTCGTCGGTGCCCTGCGGCGGACCGGCGTAGTCGCCGCCCATGGCGTCGGGCTCCTTCACCTGGGGCTGCTTGGTCGAGGGACCAGCGTCCTCCTGAAGGAGCTTGAACTCGCGGAGATCCTCCTCCAGCGACGTGATCGGAGCCTGATTGAACAGCATGACTTACTCCTGGTCCTGGTTGGACGCCGCGATCTGGGTCAGGAACTTCGCCCCAGTGAGAAGGTAGTCAGAGACCGACAGTACGGACTCGTAGACCGCCGCCATCTCTTGGGGGTTGTTGGATTCAACGTTCATCAGCGCCGACACGGCGTTGGTCACGTCGCTCGCGATGTCAGTAGCGATCGAAGAAACACCGGGATCAGCCGGCATCTTATCGATCGCACGAAGCGATACGGAGACGCTGCCGGCCGATTCACGAAGCTGCTTGAGCAGATCGTCGAAGGATTCACGGATCACATCCGGACCCTGGTTACGGGGCGGCGCCGCCTGAACGAGTTCACCCTCGTAGTGCTCGCGCACTACGTTGTGCCACCACGCGTCGCGCTTGATCGCACGCAGCGTAATCTCGGTCGTGAGCCTGCGGTTCAGGTCGCCGCTCGTATCGAGCGCTTCGGTCATCGACGAGATCATTGGATCGAGGCTCTCATAGTCCTCGGACATGATCCTATCGACCGCGGCGGCTGCTGTGTGGAAGAGTTCGTCACCGATGTCCGGTGCCGGCGTCGCCGACTCGAAGATCGTAGCACGACCGAGCGTGATGCCGGACTTGGCCGACGACCACTCCACACGTACCAGGTTGCCGTCGGCGGTACGCGCAACGACATGGTGTGGGAATGTTGCGATGAGCGCCGCGGGGCCGTGCTTCCAGCCGGTCGACTCGACTAGCTTCCGCACGACGCCAAGGGACTCTTCGAGCGATCCTGTGCGAAGACGAGAGATCTCGTCGTCCGCACGCCGCGAGGCACGCAGAGACTCGATCACCGTCGATGCTTGCTTGAGCTGGACCGCCATGAACTTCCTTCCCAATAGATGTAAGCCGGAAGCCCCGCACAGTCAATGACCTGTGCGATTAGAACCTACGCTGCTGTGCTGACGGAAGCGCTGACACACGTCCGTTGCCATTCCGCAGCGCCATACTCCGGAGATCATTGACCAGACCGACCGACTCGTCAAGCCTGATTGACAAGGACTTATCGTTTTCTGCCAGGGTGCCGAGCTTGTCTACGAGCATCTGGTGGTTGGCTCGCGAGAGCTTGTCCCGCTGCTCTTCTAGACGCTGCTGCATGTCGTAGCGCTTGATCGTTTCGGTACGACTGGGGGGTGCAACCGGTGGTGCTGCCGGCGCAGGCGGCTGAGGTGTTGCCGGAGCCCCGGTCTGTTGATCAGGGGGCACCTGCCCCATCGGATCAGCAGCGATCGGCGGCGCAGACATGAGCGCCTGCTGCTTCTGCTGAAGCTCGGCCGATTGCATGGCCTCCTTCTTAGCCTGATCCTCAATCGCCTGGATCTCCTCGTCGGACATCTTGAAGACGTGCTCGCGAATCCAGCGCATCGATACGAACGGCTGTACGCGCGACGCGAAGTCCGCGCGCGCGTTCTTGACCTCCATGGCTGCGAGTTCGTAGATGCCCGAAGGCACCGTCATGCAGACCTCGAACTCGGTCTGCCATGGGTTCGGATAGAGCCTGGCCGCTTGGTCAACGCGGATCAACCGCTCGATCCCGTTACGCAGCTCCTTTTGCACCTGGAGTGTTACGCGCGCGGCCCGTACATCCTCGTTGCTAAGGATGGCTCGACCTTGAACAGGAGCATCCTGGCCAAGGTAGGCGCGCGGAACTTTGAGTGCGCCGTGCAGCTTGCGCTGGAAGTAGCCGACGTCGTCGATGTTCTGATAGTCGGCGCCGGCGAGCACCTCAACGCGCGCGAGGCTCCGGCCCTCGGCGACGGCGATCACGTAGTCTTCGTCGAGCGAGAGCGGGTTGTAGCGCATGTCGAGGCGACCCGTGCGCGGATCGACCATCGGCTTCTTCTTGAGATCGCGCTTCTGCTTCTGAAGCCACGCGTCGCGCTTTGCCGGCGGAACGTCGGTGGTATCCACGTAGAAGGCGTATCTCTGGGGCGCGCGCGTATTGTGGACCGTCACGCCGTTCGCAACGAAGTTGTGCTCGTCGGCCTCGACGCCGATGTCCCAGATGTCGTCGTTCGAGACAGACTCGACGCCGCGCAGTGGTTCAGAAGACTCCTGCGGCTTGAACATTACCTGCATGAGATAGGAGGTCGTCGAGGGGACCGTCCGCCCATTGATCGGATGCGCACGACGCTGACGGCTGCGGATCTTCGTAACGACCAGGCCGAGCTGCATTGCAAGCTCACGAACGTCTTCGAGAAGCGGCCGATTGCACAGCTCGAATCTAGCCGTCTCGAACCGCTTACGACGGCGAACGAGGCTTGTCGCCGATGGAGTGATATGCGCATCGGCATCTGCGAGTCCACGGATCAGGGCGAGCTTGAGGCGCGGGTGCGCTCGGTAGATCCACTCCGGAAGCCGCTTCTCATGACAGCCTGGAATGAAGCCGTTGAGGAGCATGAACTCGACGAACTTGCTCGACACGAAGCTGTAGCTTCCGAGACGACCACCGCTGTTGTTGGCCAGCTTGACCGGCGCATACCGCTCAAAGATCGCGCGGTAGGTCTCGTTGACCTGTGCGTCGGCGCCAATCGCGAAGCCGACCTCGTTCTGGGCTTCGTAACCGTTCTTGTGGGTCCTCGTGGTGATGAAGCCGTCACCGAGCATGAAGCCCCACCAACGCGCAAAGTCCTCGTCCACGACGTCCGGAAGCGACACGCCTGATACAGCGCGCCCACGCGACCCGCTCCAGTGCTTCTGGACTTCGAGCGTATCGGTCGACTGGCCATTGGCTTCGAGAAGCGCGACAGCGGTGTCAGTCTTCAGCTCGTAGTCACCGGCGAAGAACGCCTTGATTCGGTGAGCCTGAACGCCCACTGACCTCTGGAGCTTGAGCAGACCGACAGTCCGCTTTGCCGAGCCTACGAGCCGCGACTTTGAGTGAAGAGCCGGCTTCTTGAGCTGAATCTCCTCCCAGTCGTCGTCATTCTTCTTAGGAGTAACGAGCCTGTGGATGCCGGGCTTGAGGTGCTGAACCTCGACGTAGTCGAGGCGCCGTGTGATCTGATTCCCGCTTCCGTTATGCTCGATCGTCTCGACCAGAACCGGGTGCGTCTTGTTGGCGAACAACTCGCGGTGGTCACTGAAGACCCGGAAGATCTGATCCTGACCGTTGTGCTTCTTGTACACGACGCGCGTCTTCTTGAGCGCACCCTGGGTTGTGTACGAGTAGACCTCGTCGCCTTCGTTCAGGTCCTTGATCGCTGTCCGACCGGTCGGTGTCCAGATCTGCGAGTCCCCGCGCAGGCAGAGCTTATAGATCATCACCGCGTCTTCGAGCATGACGAGGCGCTTCCAGATCCAGCGCGCAGGCTCGGCGACGCTCACCCCGTAAGGAGACCGGCGAGACGCAGTGCGTAGCCGGAAGTGAACGACCTGCCAGTCCTCGAAGAGCGCGACGTGCGGCGGCACCTCTGCCTGCCCGGCGATCATCTTGCGAAGCTCGTCCTGCTCCGCAGTGAACCGGCCGGTGATGTCCTGAACGTAGCCGATCAGCGTGCCTTCGAGCCGCTCGACCCGGCGCATCGTCGGCGCAGGCAGGTGGTTCAGCCCGACCACACCGTTGTCGGTGATCAGCACCTCTTCGAGACAGTTGCCACTCGAACAGAGGCTGAAGGCCATGCTGTAGACGTCGTCTTCGAGTCGAAGACGGCGCTTGATCAGCGAGTCAGCGCTTCCAACGATCGCGGCGTCCCGGGACTTGACCCAGATCGTCCGTCCGTTGTCCATGTTGGGCTGGGTAGCGTCCGAGGCGAAGTACTCGATCGCGGTGCGAATGTCCGGATAGTCCAGCATCGCCTCGCAGTCGGCGTAGCGATCCTGGAGGTTCTGACTGACCGAGAGGAGGCCACCGACGTCTTCACGTCCCCAGACGTTATAGATCGAGTTCGGCGATTGACGCATCGCCTGCGCTGAGGGTGACTCAGCGGCGATCCGGTCTTCGCGCTCCGCGTCGAAGAGCGTCCGGAGAGA